TTCCTTAGTAAGAAATGTTTCTTCGTTATCAAATATACCAGCCATTAGAAAGACCCACCCGTATTGTCATCTTCGCCACCTGCTTCGGAAGCACTACTATTGCCACCGCCATTATTATTGCCACCATTCTCATTGCCGCTATTGTTATTATTATTGCCACCAAAACTAACACCTTCAAAATCTCCGGCACTTCCCCCCAATGTTCCCGATGCGCCTGGGACGTTGTTCCCCGCATTACCACCATCACCACCATCACCGATAGTTGTAGTCAGTCCAAGTTCATCAGTTTGAGTAAATCCGGTTCCCAATGCGTCCAGTGCATTTGGATCAGTGCTGTTAAGCATATCGTTGATATCAGACTCAGAAAATCCAGTCAATTGAGACAGTTCCGCGACACCATTGGTCAGAGTATCCTGAACCCCTTCATTGAATGCATCAACTTTGGGTTGCTGAACCTGATTGATCAGTTTTGATATGGTCGGCCCGAGCAGAAATTCCGCAGCGGGGTGCAATAATCCGGGAGGGCCTGGGACACCACCATATCCACTACCACCACCTGGCCCGAATGGGGAGTTAATACCACCAGTACCAAATTCATCACCCGCACCATCGCCACCACCTGGGCCATCGTTAGGGCCAGGGCCACTACTAGCACCTGGTCCGGGTGCATCCGGTACGCTCAAACTGCCATCAAACACCTCATTCAGCACATTCATATTTGATACAAGCCACTCGTCCTGATTGGCAATAACAGTGGGTGGCGCAAAATTCTGGAACTGTCCGGTATTTTGACCGTTCTGCCGACCCGTCAACCTTGCCTGATTCTCGGCGCGTCTTGAGTTAAGTCGTTCACGCGCACTTTCCAACCGTTCAGTACGCAATGGGTTGAAGTTTTGGTCAAGAATTTCTTCGAATGTAGGCATTAGATTGTCCTGATTTCCTCATTGGCTTGTTGTCGGGAAATATCCATATTCTCCGCAACTGTTTCTGCTGATTGATTGCCAGTACGAATAGCGGAAGTATCGGAAAATGCCGTAGAGTCCTGCACCCCGATATCAGATACGGCACTTTGGCTATCAACCGTCTGATTAACAGTATCCGATGATAGTTGTGGGGCCAAATTACCCACCGCACTTAGTTGCTGCAATGACAACTGCTCAGGTTGCAGAGCATTCTGACTAAAGGCAGTCGCTTCATTAGCTAACTGGTCGCGGTGAGTGGTTGCCTGATCAAAGGCAGTCACCTGATTTTGCTTTTGTTGTTGTGCAATAGCGTCGAGCAAAGCATTTTGCTGCAAACCACCACCAGTCGAACCTAATCGGCCTTGTGAGAATAGTCGATCTTCAAGCCGTAATTGTGAATCAATACGATCTTGTTCCTGTAATGCCTCAAGCGCATTAAAGCGTTGGGCCAGGGTGTCATCGAATCCACCGGACAAAGCACCAAAAGCCTGATTGGATGCATTGAGTGAAGCATTTTGGTTTTGAGCAAAAGGGTCACTGATCTGCGATGAGAACGCGCCTGTTTCTGGATCGAACCCAACTGAACCAATACCAGACTCACCAGTAAAAGCACCTGTTGATACCGAACCCTCAGTTGTACCGGATGAAACCTGTTGACCAGCCGCAAGTCTCTCGTTGTCGGTGAGAGTCGTTCCACCAGTTAATGTACTGGCATCTTCTGTTTCTTGGCTTGCGATATTTTGGGTTTGTTGATTAACCCCAATATTTACGCCTAATTTTTCAACATCGGTATCACGATTGATATCGGCCGGATTATCTGGATCTTCACCAAATATCGCATCCAGAAAACCAAGCGCGGGCGAACCCGTATCGATTAAAGTATCTAAACCTCTGTCTATATCACCCATTACACATACCTGCCTAATTTCGCCATGACATTAAATCTCTGTAATGTCTTTTCATTACCAAATACATCGGAGTCTACGCCTATTTTCAGAACTTGCCCGTCCCGATCCATCGGCAACTTTATCCCTGCTCTATCTTGTGGTTCGTCGGTTGACGTAATCACTAGGGTTGAAAAAACATCCTCATAATCGGTAGCCCATTTAATCGTATGCTGTTCTCCCGCAGGCGCGTCAATCAAGGCAATCATGGATTTGAATATCTTCTTCCTATGCTCAAGACCCTCACCAAAATCGTTCCAAGCACCCTCATAGTTTAATTCGTAGAGACAACCACCACTACCATCTTGGGCCGCAAAATCGATGTAGTTATCATAATCCCGCGCAGAGAAAACATTCAGTGCTGTTTTGTCATAAGCAGTTACCGAATTGTCGTAAGTCATGAGTATGACCGATTTATCCACCAGGCGAGTCATGCCAGAAACGTGCATACTCCATTCGGTCGATCTGAAAGACCCATCTTCGAGCCTGCCTGCCATATCAAAACACATCACGACACCCGCTTCCTTGAAGGATAGCAGGTAGAATCGCTCGTCCTCACTGTATACGGATTTGATTGATTCCGTAGTGGTGACAAGCCCGTTAATGTAGTCGCGAACATTCTTTGATATGTCCCGCAAAGGCATGGATTGTTCTTGGATTACCCTACCCAATGTCTTAACCCCTGCATTGGACAGAAATACGATATCGTTGCCGATCGACTGAACCGAATCCCTTGCGATACACCCTGTACCACTGATAATATCCTTCAATTGCATGGAACTGATTGGATCGTCAGGGTTTTCATAAACCAGAATAGACTTCCTGCCAAACACCACAAGATGGTCGTTCCATTGGGCCAATGCTATTGCGGTATCCATGCCGTCAGGCCAATAGATTGCAAGATCGAATGATCCTGCCGAACCAGTGGCGAAATCGTTTATCAACACATCGGAGTGGCGCAGATCATTACCATCGATAATCCAAAGTCTACCAAAAGCAGAGAGAACATCGGAGCCATTAAATTGTGTTCCGCTTGCGGTGGCAAAATTACCGCTTATAGTTGTTGCGATTATCGGCGCAGTATTAACCTCATGCCCGATACAAGTCCCGTTAAAGTTGACGAACTTCCATTCGACAGTCGGCACACTACCCGAAATATCTGTACTTGTGATATTTGGTGATGTTCCAGTCTCACGGAAGATCGCGGCACTGTCGGTATAAATGATCGCTTTGCCATCTGAGGCATCGATGTACTGAAATGGTTCGGCATTGAAATCTAGTGCCGCTGCTGAATCTGTTCCCCTTGCCCTTGTTCCCTTGCGACTGGCAAGCCGACCGTTCTCGTTGAATATAAGATTGACTGCTTTGGTAGCCCATCCAGGCGGCAATACCTGATCGCTCGTTTGCTTGTTAAGCCCGAGTGCGCCAGGAATCGGCAGGTTTAAGGGTACAAGGGGTCTACTCATTCTCCAACCTTCTGTATCGTGAAGTATGCCTCATGTGTGAATGCCAGTCGTTTGAGCCTGGCACTCGCCTTGTATTATCCATAGCAATTTCATCACCCAATGAGGTCTTGAAGTCCCGAAAAGCCTCGGCCTGCAATAAACCACCATCTTCGCCGCGCTCGGCGATCGCTCGGTAGTAACCACCCAACATAACCGGATAACTTGGAACCATGATTTCATCACCATCAACGATGATATCGGCCTGTTCTTTGTACAAATCGATGTTAATCGTCCATGCAGCATCGGGAGTCGGGTATACGTCCAAGAAGTAATCGCCAGTTATGGAATCAACACCAGAAATATCAAAATAGAAAGGTTCACCACTCAGCGGGGTGATGTTATGCCTGTCGGTGATCCATCGGGAAGTACGCATCTGCAAATGACGATTGGTAGTGTCATTGAATACGTTAATGAGAGTAAACCCTTCTTTCAAACCAGTCAGCACATACCGGAAATCACCCGATACAGTTACGGCTTGAACGGTATCCTGTAGAGCAACCCATCGCCATGCGTTTTCAACATCACGCAAGGCCAGATTAACAAAAACCCCAACCAGTTTGGAATATTTACTCTCAGATACGGCAGTAACTTCATCTTCCCGCAGGAGGACAAGTATTTTGTTCACAGCCTCAAGATATGTCATCTTTCTCTCTCAAATGGTTTGCTGCAAAATCCGTATTGGTTATTAATCAGTCGTGGGTTTTGCCTTTTTCGCTTTGGGTTTTGCAACAGGAACGTAATTTCCCTGTGACTTAATTTGATCGTAGTGGGCTTCTGAAAACTCGACGGTCTTGCCCGTTTCAACATTTTTATACTTTGGCATGAATTACTCCTGTTATTAAAAGTGCGCCCCCGACTTAGAGGGCGCAGCTATTATCCCGCTATTAAGCAGGGCTTATCAAGCAAAGTCCGGCATCGTCGCGGAGTTCCGCTACGCCGAAAATGGCATCGGAGGTCATCAGGTCAGCAAGGTACTCTTGCTTGTATTGAGCCTGTGAGCGAATGGTTAGTTGCTCGGCAAATACAATACAATCCTTGTGGAACATCAGGGCAACCCGATAGTTGGTGGAGGCATCAGCCGCTACTTCGGTTGGGCAGTTACTTGTTACGACAACGTCCATTCCGTATAGATCACCAATGGTTCCAGTGACGGTAGGCTTGCCACTGACGAAATCAGCAGAAGTATACCCTGTGATACCCAAGATGGTATTGCGGTCGATTGGCGGAATGACAAACTTGCGTCCTTCCATCGGCACATCAGAGTCATCAAGAGTCTGCATTGCTTTGCGGATACCTGCCGCGAGTAATGCAGTACCGTTACCAGTGTTGGTATTGGCAGTCGGATCGTATGCGGTAACACCATCACCGCCGATCACACCACCAGTCCATGTACCAGTACCACTTGCCGAACCACCGTTCAATGACTCGAACTGAGCCATGATAGTGTCATCGATACGTTTGGCAATGGCATAACCCGCATCGTCGGTATAGAAGTTCCGAAGCGAATCGAGTGCCTGGACTTCCACAATATCCTCAATCAAACGAGAATATTCCCAATGCTGATCAATGGAAACGTTTGTAACGCCCTCGGTGTTAGCCTGGATCGTTACTGCCACATTCTCCGCTTTCGCAAAGGATGTACCACGGGTAGGAGTTGGAATATGAATGGTGTCACCCTTCTTTCCAACATGGTTGATTTTTGAAACAAGATTCCCCATGACAAGGGAAGTCTTATAGGCGGCGATAATATCGTCAGACCACAGTTCGGGTATAAAATTCGCACCCTCTGTGACACCAACCATACCCGTCGCGCCGGGATAGGCTACATTAGCCATAGAAATAACCTCTTGGGGATTACTCCCCTAAAAACAATTAATAGACGCGCCCTTCTGCATACGCTCGCATAATCTGATCTTTGTTCATTTCATACTTCTCAGGATGAAATGCCTTCAAGTTCTGTAAATAAGTTCGACTCAACATATTCTTTCTGCCTTCATCGAGTCCAGAACCGGAAGAAACAGTTGCTGCTGCATCACGGCCTTGTGCAATCTTCGTCTTGCGGGCATCAGCGGCTTGCTCGGATTTTTTCTGATGAATTTCTTTGTACGTTGAAACCAGTTCATCAGCGACTTCGTAATTGAATTTTTGGTCTGCTGCTTCCCACATTTTTTGCCTTGTGGGGGTAGCCGCCCTGAAAGTTTTAAACCCTTCGGAATTTACAATATCTTCCCAATCAGGATGCTTTTCTTCGAAACCAGTTCTCTTACTCGTCAATTCATTCGTTACAAGTTGGTGCTGTAATGCCCTCACCGTTGGATTGCTGTCTATCGCGTTATTAATCGCTTTAGACGGATTATCAAGTAGTACATCAGGCTCAAGAGTTTCTTCTTCTGCCTTCGCGACCGGAGCATTCATATTCAGAAGCTGTGCTTTTTCTCGGCGGAGCGTCCCAATTTCATTGCTCTGCTGACCAGAATGCTTTTCAAGTTCCTCAAAGGACTGCGCCACTTCTTCAACGCTCTTTCCTTCGAACTTCTTTGGCAACTTGTAGCTTGGTTGACCTTCTATTTCCTGCTCAAGATCATCCAGGCCTGCTAAACTGCTTGCATCAGTTGATTCTAAATCTACTACTCTACTCGCGCTACTCATATTTACCGCCACTTTGGGTTATGGTATTAAATCTATTAAGAAGGGGGCTATGCCTGCTTGCTTTTCCCTTCCCTTTTGTGCATCTTCTCCCACTTTTGGGATGCACTCGGAAAATCACCACTCCAACCTTCCAACTTAATCTTTGGGGTTGAAATCATTCTTTCCGCCATTGTCCCGCAAGCGGGGCAAAGTTGATGTTTGTCGTTAATCCCGGCAAACCTTTCAAATACTGTACCACAATTATGTATGCATTTAAAATCGTAAAGGAAACTCAATGCGCTCTCTCCCGTTCTTCCATTTGTTCATTTTCGACAACATTCTGGAAATTTGACCGGATAAGATGCTCATAATTGACTACCGTTATGCACTTTTTAATCTCTCCGCGCCTTGTTTGCCACTGGTCATTGTTCTCACACTCGGCGGCAGCAGTCGATTCGAGCCTGTCTAACTCGTTTTCATGCTGTTCAACGAATATCTTCCATCCTTTGGTGGCAAACATTTCAATCAAATCTTCGTAATAATCCTGTACTTCGCGTTCCATCAAAAATCCTCATCGAGCAAGGCCAGAACCATGAAATATAGTTCCATATCAAGCAGTTGTAATAACTGTAACCGTTTTTGCTGCATTATTCCATGTTCTCGGACTTCCTTCACCCTCGCCAGTTTTGCTATTTCTCGCTCAACAGGGTCGATTACGTCCTGTAAAGCAGGGGCTTTGTCGGCAATGGGCGGTAGCATCGGCACACCCAATACATCGAGCATTTCGGTGCTTAACTTCTTTTCTATGTCAGAACCGAAATCCAGGTGCAGTTCAAACCCTT